TGCTATGATTCTTATATCTATTTTCATGCTTATTCCTCCTCTTCGTTCGTATCAAAAAGATTGGCTACCATATCGACAATATTTGTCTGGATATTATCTTCAGCCCCCAATACGGCATTACTGATGTGCTTTTTCTCTTCGATGATCCGATAGAGCTTTTGGTCGATTGTCCGACGGCCGAGCAGGTAGTAGCAATTCACAGAGTCTTTCTGCCCGATGCGATGGGCACGGCTTTCTGCCTGATCACAATCTGCATACGTCCAAGGTAGCTCAATAAAGGCGACATCGCTGGCTGCTGTGAGCGTAATACCGGCACTGGCCGCTTTAATGGAACAGATGATAACGTCCGTCTTCGGATTCTTTTGAAAGGCATCGACAGAAGCCTGCTTCTCCTGCATATTCTGTCGTCCGGTGACGCAGACGGCGGAAGGAAAAGCTATCATCAGGCGGTCTACAATTTCATGCAGGTTACAGAACAGGATGATCTTTTTCCCATTCTCCCGAAAGTCCTTCACGAAGTCGATAACCTCTTTCAATTTACCGCGTGCAGTAATATCTTTCAGAATACCAATACGAACCATCACTTCCCCTTTCAGTGACTTTTGGATTTTTTCATCATCTGCTTCCTTGTAGCGTTTCAGGTAATCGATCAGATCGCGCTCCGCATCCATATATTCCTTGCGGTTCGTTATCTCACAGGAAACAATCTGACGCACTTTATCCGGTAGTTGGGTGAGTACTTTCGACTTTTCTCTGCGGAAGAAGCAGTGTTGCCATAGCTTATAATTTAGCTCCTTTAGATTGCTCGCTTGGTTAGGACCGGAACAGTACCGAAGCATAAAACCTTTCCATCCACCCATATCGATCATGCGATCCATAATACCCAATTGTGCAACCAGATCCTTTGGTTTGTTGACAACAGGTGTCCCAGTCAGCAAGATGATATATTCTTTCCCGGATGCAATGCCTTTGCAAAACTTGGTCTGCTGGGTGGCCGTTGATTTGACTTTATGCGATTCGTCGATTATCACGGACTTGAACAGTTTGATCGTGTTGTGAAATTCGACATCTTTCAATGTCCATTTCTCTGCCTTCGTGATCCGCCGGACAAAGTATTTTCGTAGGCTTTCGTAGTTTACGATAAAAACCTGGTTCATGCCTGTCTGCCAAAAGAAAGGCCAGCTATCGCGGACGGAATCGGTTAATACCATCGCTTTCTTGTCTGTAAACTTATGCCATTCCCTTTGCCAATTGATCTTGACAACATTCGGACAGATTACCAAACAGGGAAAGGCATCAGCTTTGTTGATGGTTGCGATGCTTTCAAGTGTTTTGCCCAAGCCCATATCATCCCCATTGATAAACCGTTTCAGTTGCAAGCCTCGTGCAATTCCTTGCAGTTGATAGGGGTAAGGCTGTACTTTCAGTCCATGTTCTCCGTCTAGTTCCGGCATTTCCGGTATTTGAAAAGCAACATCTTCCTCTGTCTGTGATTGGGCAACCGTTCCCCATTGTACCGGTTCGAAATGGCGGACGTAATAAGTCAATTGATCCAATTCTGCTTTGCATTTGTTGGTTGCCGGAATCAGCCATGCGCCCGTTTGTTTGTCCCACCAGCGGATGGAAACAGAGCTTTTCAGCTTGTCTACAATCTGCTGGCGGTATCTGTCAAACTTCACCGCATAACATTGCCCTTTTTCTGTATTTTGCAGTGTAATTGTCATAGTGGTAGGTGTTATGCAAATTCGTCAAACGCTTTTATCTCTTCGGCGACATCCTCCATTTCTGCTTTTTTCTTGCGGCCGCGTTTCTTCGGCTTCGGCTCTGCTTCTCCGGTAATATCTGCTTCTTCGGGAACATCGAAATCGAACGATTCTTGTTTGATTCCATATTTTCCGCCGAACAGGTAAGCGTCCACTTCGTAGTCAAGTCGGCTGACCGCCTGTTTTAAAGCATCTCCATACGGATATCCCTCGCCGGATTCGTCTTCGAATTTTGTAAACGGGACGGAAAGGTTAAGGACTTGTCCGCTTTTCAATAGCTTTTGTGCCTGGATAGAAACACCGGCCGATTCGTCTGATCCACCTTTGCTATACCCCGTGACAACGATATTTTTCAGTTTCTCATTCAGATCATCATCCGAAGGATTTTCGATATTTACAACTCCGGCTTCTTGCATTTCGCAAATCTTGACGGCATGAGTCTTTAACAAACTCATGGCATATAACAGGTCCGGATGAACGAATTGCTGGGATGATTTGGTTACTTCGTTCTTGTAGTTTGCTTCTACAAATCGCTCTGTATAATCTGCCGTTACCTGGTTGTTCTTGAGCTTAACTTTTTGAATTTCATACACAGGTTGTTCTTTTACTAATTCATCTTCCATACTTTTTAAAATTTAGGATTGTTATAACTTTGGGGCGCTAAGGCCATTTCTGCTTTTGCTTTACTGATTACAGTGCGACACCATTCCAGTTGATGAGTCGCGGTCCGGTTCAAACGCTCACACCAATCGACAAGATATTGTTCATCTTTGCACAGACTGTCAATGATAGCATTTACTGCCTTGGAGGTAGCCCCGGCACGTGAGGCTGTTTCCCGTAACGTATCGAAGACTTCCGATTTCTTTTTCCCGTTCAGATGGTATTTGGCATCTGCTAACAGTTTCCCGGTCCGGGCGATATAGACGGCAAGGTCGTTTCCACGTAGGACAGCTTCTTGGACTTCTTCACTCATGGTAATATTCAGATAGGAATCAATAGCTGCCAACTCGTTGGATATTTTATCTATGGGTGTGATGTTTAAATTCATGTCTGTTTGTCTTTAAAATATATCTTCCGAAAAAAAGGATATCCTATTTATTTTCAACTGAACAGCATCCACCACCGGAAGGCAAGTTCTTCGTATTTTTCTTTACCTTTCTGGTAAATCGTATCGCCTCGTTTAATGAATGCTTTGAACACTTTTTGATTTTTCTTGGAGATACCATAGATGAAATCCTGCCGACTGCCTGCGATATCCATATACCAGGCGCGGGAACGGTCCCAATCGAAAAAGTCAATAGCTTCATCGAATTGTTTTTGTGTGCTGGCAAAAGTGCTTTTCAGGTCTCCCCCAAATCCGTAGGTCGGAAGCCACCAGTCCCATTTGCACCGGGTATCGAGCGTGTATTTGAAGTTGCCATATTGGAAACATTGGTTCTTATTGACCATGAATCGTTGAGTTTCCGCCTTAGCAAGCACTTGGGCCAGGAAAGGATCGTGTCGGGCTTCCATGCGGAGGGACTTCTTCATGGCTTCTGCCAGTTCCCAATCCTCGCCGGAATACAATATATCGTCCACCATGCGTTTGTCATACCTGACCCTTTCCGGTTCGGTAATCATCGCATCGATTAGGCTGCCGAATTTGAAGGCTTTCTCCTTATCCCCGTATTGGGTACGGGGATAGAGGAGGTTCTTTAGTTCCGTAAGGTCCGAGTTGCTAACCTCCGACCGTTGGTAATACGTATCTTGCATCTTCTTCCTTGAGTTTTAGATATTCAATGACTGCAAAGTCAAATTCGAAATTGTAGGTGTTATCCATCAGCCACCGGAACCATTTGCGGCCCTCTTCCGTATCGAGAATCTTTTTCAGAATACTTGGCTCGCGTCTGTATTTTCCGAAGTTTATCCATGAGGACAGATAGAGTTTCTTTTTCATATCATTTGGCTGTTACATCATCGATATACTTTACATATGCGGACTGGATTTGCTCTCCGTCCTTATTCACAACTTTCTCGCAGTAGGTAATCATCTTCTTATGTACCTTCTCTAGATCCTCCATGCTCATATTGATTCCTTCGCGCATGAACCACATCTGATATACCTGCATGAATCCTTGTGGATTGGTTATCTGGATCTTCTTCTTGACCTTGGCTTTCGTTGGAGTAGGGGACATGCTGGCTGCTGAGAAATCAAATGCTGCCTGTACTTCGGCAGCAGACTTTTCTGCAGCCGCTTTGGCCTTAGCCTCTTCTTCCCGGCGTTTGCGTTCTTCTTCCTGTTTTTTTCTTTCTTCCGCTTCCTGTTGTTTTCGCTCTTTTTCCATACGGGCAGCTTCAACCGCATTGGTACGGCGTAGCTCTTCCTGTTCTTCCAGTTGTTTGCGGAGGCTGGGGAGTTTGTCGATCAAATCCTGCTTTGTACCCTCTATTTCAAAACGGTAACGTTCTGTAAAATCTTTCTTCTTTTGTATAGCGACTTCATTTTTTATTGCCTTACGGGTTTCTGCGTCCATATAGAAGGTTTGTTTGTTGTCAGAAACGTTTTCAACAAAAGCACTCCAGGAGAAATTTATACTTGTTTCGGATATTCGTCGGCATACATCGTTGTAGGTAGCGAGAGTAGCGCGGTTGAACATGCTGTTTAGTGCATTGATATGCTTTTCAACGTATGCGGCATACGCTGTATCCAACATGACAGAGATATCCGATCGGTATTGAGCCTTTTCGTTCTCCAACATCTGTTTACGGCGAGCTTCCTCTTCCCGTCGTTTTTGTTCGGCAATCTTCTTGGCCGCGTATTTGTTACGGGCCTGTTGGAGCTTATAAGGAATAGTGGTGACCGATTTGACGTCGATAGCCGATTCCAAAGAGGTAAAAGACTTGCTGACCGTAGCCAGAAGTTGCGTCAATGGCTTACGACGCTTGTTCATGTTTTCTATTGTTATTTTCGTCTTTGCCAAATACTCTGAGACCTTCGCATCCAGTTCATCCGAGCTAATACCTCCTTCCGCTTCAATGGTGTCCAGAAGTGTTTGTCCGGCTTGGTTACATGTCGATACGGAAGTTTGGTTGCGTTGCAAGGTGGCAGGAGCCGATTGCATGATCTGATTGAATTCTTCCACTTTAATAAGAGAATTGTTAGCTTGTGTATCCATTGTGATAAATTTTTAAGTGATTGATCGAGTTTATTAAAATCCGGCGTCTTCATCTTCCTGTGATATTGGGGTTGTTATACCTGATGCGGGTACCGGTTCCGCTTGTGGTTGCTCTCCGAATTCCTGTAAAGGGTTTTCCGATTGAGGTTGGAGGGGTTGTGGCTGCTGTCCGGGTTGATTGGGCTGAATAACGGTTGTTTGTTCTAATCCGTAGTCAATATCCTGCGGTTCTTCTTGAGTTTCGAATACAGTAAACTTTCCGGTCCGGACTTTGGGATATCCGTCGAATGCGTGTTTAATCAGTTTGCTTTCCAAGAACCCAGGATCGATACCGCCTTCGTTTGAAGTATAGAGGGCATTCGCCTTACCTTCTTTTTGACGGGTTTGCGGATTCCAACGTTGGTTGTTTTTGTAGCTGTACGCCTCTAAGCGTTTGATATCACCCTCCATCATCCAATGCCAGTCTACAGTCCCATCGGCGCGGACAATACGGATAAAACCACCGATCACCTTATTTGATTTGCGGGGACAGGCCGCCTGATAGGTAACGGTCTTTACTCCGTCAACCAATCCCGGTGAGAATGTGTCACCTTCATAGCAAACAACCGGATTATCTACATACCGGACCTGTCCGGCACGCTGGCGCATAACCAATTCCCCATAACCGGTGATGGAAAGGTAAGCACGCAGTTCATAGATATCGTTGCCATTGTTGTCCTTATAGCCGGTCTTCGTGCTGCGGGGGAGAATATAGCAGTGGGGGCGTCCTGTGGGATCAAGAGACAGGCCGTTTACGGCAATATCTAAGAAACAGCCGTACAGGGACAGTGGAGAACATCTTTGCAGTTCCGGCTTGTCTTGTAAGATTTTCCGGAAGTTGAATTTTTCCTTTTCATAAATCTGAGTTCCTTGGCCGGTTCCCCAGATCGCATTGTACATAAGTATAAACTTCTGTTCAACCCGGCTATCATCCGCTATCATGAGCGGATTTAGCTGATTTAGTTCAGCTACTTTAATTTGAATTTGATTTGACATGATTCTATTGTTTAAAAATTAATTACCAATGTTTCTTTATCGTGTAAACCATTGCCACGCAACCGGATGCCGTAACTATATGCTGGAAATACCCCAAGCAAATAGCGATAATACCAAGTATGGCAAGCGTTCCAAACAGGATGTAAAATCCCCACCTCGCTACTTGAGCGAGTTTCCAGTAATTTGTTTTCATACATCAATGATTAATTGGCAAAAGCCGTTTACTTGTCTTTGAAATAGCGAGTTGGATTTATATTGTAAACATCCTCCGATAACCCTTTACCTGGAGTGCCTTGCCGTGTTAATAATTCATTTAGTAATCGTATGGATCCAAGGCGCATTTATACAAGTCTTCCAACCTGTATTCGATTTTGCCTGGCCGTTTGTAACGCTGTAAAGTACCTTCTGATACCCATCGTTCCACATTCTGCCGTCCAAAGCGGATATGTGCTTCCTTTTGTCCGATAAACTCTCTGATTCCGGCTTGTATCTTGGTGATTTGCCAAGCGAGGTATTCAAGTTCGATTTTCCGAAAAGAAGGAATGTTTGGATAGGTTGTGTCGGTCTGCATGATTATTCGCTTTTAAAAAGATTCTTTTCGTTTGCATATCGCATAAACTCCGCCATAGAGTGTATCGAGAGTTTTCGGAACACGTTCTTCCGATGATTCTTTACGGTGTGGGACGATATAAAAAGCGCTTCCACAATCTCTTCGTCTTTCTTGCCATAGTAGCAAAGCTCCATCACCCTAAGTTGACTGTCTGAAAGTGTGCTGTTGAACTTCGGTTCACAGATTTTCTTGAAGCCATCGCATTCTCCACGCAGCGGACAACCGACAAACTCGAATT